AACAAATACTACAATTTATTGGAAGTCTATTGCACCAAAACCAGTTTCAAACCAATATGTTCTTGAGAGAAATGGTAAGAATGATGCTATTCACGTTGTAGTTGTTGATGATCTTGGAACTATTACAGGTAATCAAGCAACTCTTCTTGAGAAGCACGTTGGTCTATCTAAAGCACTAGATTCAGTTTCAGCGGTCAATTCTCCACAAAAGATTTGGTATGAGCAATATCTTGCAGATTTCTCATCTCAAATTTATGCAGGCGGAAATCCTTCAAGTGCAGCGGATTCTCACTGGGGAACAGCACCAAGAGCAACTGGATTTACAACGTATTCTGGTGTTGCTTCTGCTTCATTCACCCCAGTTTCTACCGCAAATGGTCTTTGGGGATCATCTGCACAAGATGTAACATTTAGTGCAATTGGAAACAAAACATATACCTTAACCGGTGGTGTTGATTATTCCCCTGCTGGTGGGATGAAACCAACTCTTGCAGATTTGATCACATCTTACGATAAGTTCTCCAACAAAGATGAAGTTCAAGTTGATTATCTGATTATGGGTCCTGGATTTGATAATCAAGCGGATTCTCAGGCAAAAGCACAATATCTAATTTCTATTGCGGAACAAAGAAAAGATTGTGTTGCTGTGATTGGACCTCATAGGACTGATTTAATTGGCATTACCAATACTACAACACAAACAACCAACCTTGTTAAGTACTTCAGTTCACTATCATCATCTTCATATGCAGTATTTGATAGTGGATATAAGTACACCTATGATAGATTCAATAATAAGTTCGTATATATTCCTTGTAACGCTGATGTTGCAGGTCTAATGTGCCGCACTAACATTGTTGCATATCCTTGGTTCTCTCCTGCTGGACAGCAAAGAGGAATTATTAACAATGCTATCAAACTTGCTTATAATCCAAATAAGGCACAAAGAGATCAACTCTATCCACAGAGAGTCAATTCAATTGTAACTCAACCTGGTATTGGAACTCTTCTTTTTGGAGATAAAACTGCTCTTGGATATGCATCTGCATTTGACAGAATCAATGTTCGTCGCTTGTTCCTCACTATTGAGCAAGCACTGCAAAGAGCTGCTCAAGCACAACTGTTTGAACTGAATGACGAACTGACCAGAGCAAACTTTAAGAATATTGTTGAACCTTATCTCCGCGATGTTCAAGCAAAGAGAGGACTTTACGGATTCTTCGTTGTTTGTGATACAACAAACAACACTCCAGATGTTATTGATAATAATGAATTTAGAGCGGATATTTTCTTAAAACCAGCAAAATCTATCAACTACATAACTCTTACTTTTGTCGCAACTCGTACAGGAGTAAGTTTTGAAGAAGTTGCAGGTACTGTTTGATATCATTATTCAATAAATAACCTAAGGAGGTAACGACCGTGGCAAGACTCAAAACAATCTCTCAATTTAAGAGTGCTCTAAGTGGTGGTGGTGCTCGCCCCAATCTATTTGAAGTTGAACTAACGACTTTCCCTTCGGGGATTAGTTGGGATGCAGATAAATTTAAGTATCTCTGCAAAGCAGCTGCTTTACCTGGATCAAATGTTGCAAGTATAGATGTTCCTTTTAGAGGAAGAACTTTTAAAGTTGCTGGAGATAGAACCATCGATGCTTGGACTGTGACTATTATTAATGATGAAGACTTCAAACTCAGAAGAGCATTTGAAGCATGGAGCGATCTGATTGCAAAACTTGACAATAACCTGGGTGCAACAAATCCTGGTTCATATATGAGCAATGCAACAGTTTATCAACTCGGAAGAGGTTCTCAGATAAACAGCACTACTAATGCAGGTGCAGATAGTTCTATCTTAGCTGCCTATAAATTTGTTGATATTTTCCCAACAAGCGTATCACCTATTGATTTATCTTATGATAGTGGAGACACTATTGAAGAATTTACAGTGGAATTCCAAGTTCAATCTTACGAGATTATAAGTTCATCTACAGCATCTAAAGTCTGATAAATAGACCAAAGGTATAAAAAAATAAATTATGGCAAGATTGTTTGGATTTTCTATTGAAGATAATGAACCATTATCTCAAGGTGTCGTTAGTCCTGTCCCCGAAAATAATGAGGATGGGACTGACCACTACTTGAGTAGTGGTTTTTTTGGTTCTTATGTAGATATTGAAGGAGTATATAGAACAGAATTTGATTTAATTAAAAGATATCGTGAAATGGCACTTCACCCAGAGTGTGATAGTGCAATTGAAGATATTGTAAATGAAGCAATTGTATCAGATACGAATGATACTCCAATAGAAATTGAACTTTCAAATCTAAATGCTAGTGATGGTATTAAAAAGAAAATTAGGCAAGAATTTAAATATATTCTTTCACTATTAGATTTTGATAAAAAGTCTCACGAAATTTATAGAAATTGGTATATTGATGGAAGACTTTATTATCATAAAGTTATTGATTTAAAAAATCCACACGAAGGAATTCAAGAGTTGCGTTACATAGACCCAATGAAAATGAGGTATGTAAGGCAGCAGAAAAAAAGCGAAAAAGATAAGTATAGAGTATCCAATATTAATAGCGATAATCCTATGGACTTTGAGTTTCCTCAGATAGAGGAATATTTTGTGTATAGTCCAAAATCAACATATCCTACAGGAAATCCTTCTTCTATGGGAGGATCTCAAGGGATTAAAATGTCTAAAGATTCAATTACTTATTGCACTTCTGGTCTTGTAGATAGAAACAAAGGATCAACTCTTTCCTATTTACATAAAGCAATTAAGTCTCTTAATCAATTGAGAATGATTGAAGACTCATTAGTAATTTATCGTTTATCTCGTGCTCCGGAGCGTAGAATTTTCTATATCGATGTAGGTAATCTACCAAAGGTTAAGGCAGAACAGTATCTTCGTGATGTTATGATGAGATACCGTAATAAACTTGTATATGATGCAAATACAGGAGAAATTCGTGATGATAAAAAATTTATGTCTATGTTGGAAGATTTTTGGCTTCCTCGTCGTGAAGGTGGTAGGGGTACAGAAATCTCTACTCTTCCTGGGGGACAAAACCTAGGGGAAATTACTGACATAGAATACTTTAAGAAAAAACTATATCGTTCTTTAAATGTTCCACCCTCAAGAATGGATGGGGAAGGTGGATTCAATCTTGGACGTTCTTCAGAAATTCTTAGAGATGAAGTTAAATTCAGTAAATTTGTTTCTCGTTTGAGAAAGAGATTCTCATATATGTTCCACGATATGCTTAGAACTCAATTGATTCTTAAGAATATTATTACCCCAAAAGATTGGGATATTATGGAAGAGCACATTCAATATGATTTTCTATATGATAATCATTTTGCAGAACTTAAAGATGCGGAACTTCTCAATGAAAGACTGAATATGGTTCAAGTTGCAGAACCATATGTAGGTAGATATTTTTCTCAAGATTACTTAAGAAGAAAGATTTTACGTCAAACTGATGAAGAAATTATTGAGCAAGATAAGATTATGAAGAAAGAAATTGAAAATGGAATAATTCCAGATCCAAATCAACCAATAGATCCAAATACTGGTATGCCTTTAGACCAAACATCACAAATGGATTTGGGACAACCTGTTATGGAACCAGAACTCAATGCTTCTTCTACCGAAATAAATGCAAAACCAGTAGAAATGCCTAAGGGCGGAGAGATATAAATAAAGAAAATTACTTAGGTATTAAAATGGATGACCTCCTTGATATGATTGTTGCAGATGAATCACCTTCACAAATCAGCGACAAAATTAAAGAACTTCTTTTTATAAAATCAGCAGAAAAAATTGACGAATTTCGCCCAATTATAGCAAATTCAATGTTTAATGGAGATAATGAAGAAATAGAGGAAGAATGAAATCATTCAAACAATTTCTTTCAGAAAGTATAAGTATTGCCGGAGATTTTAACGGCAATCTTTATATTAATAATTCTGAACCTCAAGTACAACAAGTTGGCGAAGAATATATTGCTGATGTAATGTGGAATGGAAACTTTTATAGACTTGAACTAGTCACAAAAACTGGAATTCCATCTACAAGAGACCTTGGTGAGCAATTGCAATCCGATTATCCTGGAGCAGTTGTTCATCAGATTTATCCAGTTACAGAAAAAAATTTAAACATCAAAAACGCACAAAGATATCACCCATCAAAGTTAGAATGGATTGATTGATAAATGGCTCAGTGGAATAAAGTAGAACAAGATTATTTAAATCAGGAAAGGAGTCTTTTTGAAGTTAATATGATTGCCACAAAAGATGGCAGTCCAGTTTCTTTTGAAAATCCATTTCCAGTATCTCTTGGAAGTTCAAATATTACGATTAATGGTGATGTAAGTATTGGAGCAACGGTAGATGTTGCAAGTACTCAGGAAAATCCAGTTCATACTCACATCACAGAAGTTGGGATAAGTAGTATTTTAACTGTTCCATATCTTCCAGTTGGTGTTGGAACAGTAAATCTAAATCTTACATATCTTCCAGTTGGCATTTCTTCATTACTGAATACCGTAGCAATATCTAATACAAGTTTTTATATTTCTGGTTTTGGTTCATCGGTTTCAATTTCCAATACTTCATTCTATGTAACTGGAATTGGTGGTTCAGTATCAATTGCAAATACTGGTTTTTATGTCTTAAATCCGGTCACTTCTGTAACTGTTGGAGGAACTGTTTCTATTGCAAATACAGTATCAATATCCAATACTTCCTTCTATGTAACCAATCCAGTCACAACAGTCGCAGTATCAGGTATTGGTTCAACAGTCACAGTTCAGGGAACAGTAGGTATTGGAACCACTGGACAAGTATCAATCAACCTCAATAATTCACCAGTCAGCACTTCAAACCCATTTCCAGTCACTGGAACAGTATCAATTTCTACAACATCATCAGCATCTGTTACATTTCCACCAATAGCAACTGATGCATTTGGAAGATTAAGAACATCATCCCCACTCACACTTTTTGATAGTTCTCACAGATATAGAGATAACAATCTTTGGAGTGGTTTAGTTGTAGGAACTGGTTCTACAGTTGGATTTGTAACGGCACAAGGTTTAGTAAATTTAACTGTTGGTGTCGGAAGCACCGCATCAATCATTAGAGAAACCACAAAAGTATTTTCATACCAACCAGGAAAATCATTACAGGTATTAAATACGTTTGTATTCAACCCAACAAAAACAAATCTTCGTCAAAGAGTAGGATATTATGGCGCAGATAATGGAATGTATCTGGAACTTGATGGAAGTAATTTATATTTTGTAGAAAGAACTTATGTTCCAGGAGTTGTAACAGAAACAAGGATAGCACAAGCAGATTGGAACATTGATACGATGCTTGGTGCTGGTCATTTAAATCCGTCTGGTGTCACATTAGATATTAGTAAGGCACAAATTCTTTGGATGGATATTGAATGGTTGGGAGTTGGAACAGTTAGGTTGGGTTTTGTAGTTGATGGGAAGTTTATTCACTGTCATTCATTCCATCACGCAAACTTAATCACTTCAACTTATATTACAACGGCATCATTACCTTTGAGATATGAGATTGCAAATACTGGAATTACAACAAGTTCAAGCACACTGAAACAAGTTTGCTCTACTGTCATTTCCGAAGGTGGTTATGAACTTCGTGGATTACAACAAGCAATTAGTATTCCAATCAATTCCCCAAGAACATTAGGAACCGCAGGAACATTTTATCCCGTAATTGGTTTGCGTCTCAAAGCATCACCAAATCGTTTGGATGGAATTGTAATTCTTACCGCACTTTCTATAATGCCAATTAGCACTGGCAATTTTAATTGGCAAGTTAGAGCATCTGGAACTACTACTGGTGGTTCTTGGGTAAGTGCTGGAGATGATAGTGCAGTTGCTTATAATATTACTGGAACTTCTTATACTGATGGAAGAATTCTTGCAAGTGGATTTTTTAATGCATCAAATCAAGGAGCAAGTCAAGTTGATATTCTGAAAGAAGCATTATTTAAGTTTCAGTTAGAAAGAAATGGATTAACTGGAAGTCCTTATGAACTTACACTTGTGGTTGCTTCTGATGGTGGTAATGATACTGTTGTTGCTTCTATGGACTGGGAAGAAATTAGTAGGTAATTCGCAATTTATAAATAACTAAAAGTGTTGTATTTAAAATAATGGCTCATAGACCAGTTGGGGCAGGTTCCTCATTTACATTTACTGCAGGTGCTGCAACAACTTCATCTGCCTTTTCAGTACAATCTAGTGTTTTGAGAGTAGTTGCAGTTGGTGGTGCTGCCCACGTTGCAATTGGAGTTAATCCTACTGCAACCAATACTGATTACTATGTTCCTGCAGGCGATACTGTAACTTTAGGTTTAACTAAAGCATCAAATAGAGTTGTTGGAATAACAACAGGAACAACAACTATTGTTACTGTTCCAGAGGGAACTCAAGTTCCATTTGCGGTCGGTGATTATGTAACTCTAACCGCATCAGGGCAGTCATATTACAACTTTACAAATCAGCAAGTTTTATCAGTTGATACTTCTGCAGGTGTTAATGGATATTATCAAACCAGAATGACTGTGAATTACAATTCAAGTGGAATTGTAACTGCATTCTCCTCAGCAGATGCCTCAGTGATTATTTCTAATAAGATTTCCGCTTATGGGGTCGGTTCAGGAACAATTTATTTCCAACAAGTACAAATCACAGGACAAGCATAATGAAACTCATCACAGAAGAAATAGAATCAGTACAAGTTCTTACTGAAACTGTAAATGGTAAAAAGACTCTTTATATTCAGGGAGTATTTTTGCAAAGTGAGTGCGTAAATCGCAATGGAAGACTTTATCCATTTCAAATTATGGAAAGAGAAGTGAAGCGTTATAATGAAAACTATGTTCAAAAAGGAAGAGCTCTTGGAGAACTTGGACATCCAGATGGTCCAACCGTAAATTTAGATAGAGTTTCTCATAAAATAACTTCTCTAACTTGCGAAGGTAAAAACTTCATAGGAAAGGCACAGATTCTTTCTACTCCTATGGGAAAGATTGCAGAATCTCTTTTAAATTCTGGTGTATGTCTTGGCGTTTCTTCTCGTGGTATTGGTTCTCTAAGAGAAAATAATAATGGATATAAAGAAGTTGGTGAAGATTTTATGTTAGCAACTGCTGCTGATATTGTTGCAGATCCTTCTGCACCAGATGCATTTGTTCAAGGAATTATGGAAGGTGTTGAATGGATTTATGATGCATCAAGAAATAACTGGTTAATTGAAAATACAAAAAATAAAATTAATAACTTGGTAGATCAAAAATTATTAGAAGATTATAAGTTATCTCTGTTCAATGAGTTTTTAAACTCCCTGTAATTTATTAAAGTATAAATAAATATAGTTTATAACGTAAGGTTAAACGGAGAGTTCAAATGTCTCGTGGAGATTTACAAGAAATGGAAGTAGGCACTAAGCAATCCAAAACCGCTGTTAATGCAAATGCCAAAGCAGCGGATGCTATGCCAAATTTATCAGGTTCTACCCCAGGACAAACTGGTGGATGGGAAGATCTTGGGGGACCTACTCCCGAGAACTATAAGACTGATGATGATTCGGCAAAATTAAAAACACCCGGAGCAACTCTTAAGCAAGTTAAAGATGTTGTAAATAAGGGTGCTAGATCCGCTGAAGCAATGAAATCAGTTAAAGAAGAAGAAGATCTTGATGATGAAGATCTAATTGACGAAGATGAATATCTTGAAGATGAAGAAGTAATTGAAGAATCTGAAGAAGAATCACCTAAGAAAAAAGAAAAGAAAGGTGAAGAAGACGAAGATGAAGAAGATGAAGAAGATGAAGAAGATGAGGAGGAAGTCAAAGAAAACTTTGATATTGAAGAAGATGTTAATGCTCTTCTAGAAGGTGAAGAACTTTCCGAAGAGTTCCAAGAAAAAGCACGCACTATTTTTGAAGCTGCTCTTCGTTCTAAAGTATATGATATTAAAGAATCCCTTGAGGAGCAGTATTCTATTGCTCTTGCTGAAGAAGTAGAAGAAATTAAATCTATTCTTTCTGAGCGTGTAGATGCATATCTTGAATATGTTGCTGATGAATGGATTCAAGAAAATGCACTAATTATCGAACAAGGTCTTAAGACCGAAATGACCGAATCATTCCTTCAAGGAATGAAGGGTCTTTTTGAAGATCATTATGTTTCAATCCCTGAAGATAAATATGATGTGCTTGAGAGCATGGTAGAAAAACTTGATGAAATGGAGACAAAACTCAACGAGCAAATTGATAAGAATGTTTCCCTAAACAAGCGTCTCGCAGAGTCGGTTGCCGATGGAATTTTTGAACAGGTCTCTGATGGTCTTGCAGACACTCAGAAAGACAAGCTCGCTTCACTTGCCGAAAGTGTTGAGTTTGAAAGTGAAGAAGAATATCGTGAAAAACTGGAGACTTTAAAGGAATCATATTTTCCTTTAAGAGTAGTTTCTCCATCTGCAAGAACTGAAACTTTGTCTGAGGGTCTAGATGCCACTCCCGAAACTTATTCGGACTCAATGGCTGCTTACTTGAAGACTCTTTCAGCATTCGGCAAATAATTGAATTTAATATAATTCAAACAAAAAACAAAACACTAAGTAAAAGGTAAAAGCAAATGTTTCAATCAGAGCATCTGCAGGAAAAGTGGGCACCTCTTCTCAACTATGAGGGTCTTGATCAAATCAAAGATTCGCATCGTAGATCGGTAACCGCTGTTCTGCTAGAAAACCAAGAAAGATTCCTCAGAGAGGAAAGCGCATTCCAAGTTGGAAATCTTTCCAATCTTATGGAATCCCCAACAAATTCAGCTGGAACCGGTGGTTTCAGTGGTAGTGCCGCTGCTGCTGGACCTACCGCAGGTTTCGACCCCGTACTGATCTCACTGATCCGTCGTTCGATGCCTAACCTGATCGCCTATGATGTTGCAGGCGTTCAACCAATGAGTGGTCCTACTGGACTCATCTTCGCAATGCGCTCCCGTTATGCTAATCAGAGTGGTGCAGAGACCTTCTACAACGAAGTTGATTCTGCATATTCTGGTCAGGATGGAGGATTTAATGTTGCTGGTTTTGGTAGCACTGCTGCTGGAATTGGTACAACTGCACAAGCAGGTTCGAACCCATCAGTTCTGAACCCAGTTAATGGCGGTGGCAGTCAAACTGCTTACAACGTTGGTCAAGGTATGCCAACAGGCGATGCCGAAAATCTTGATGGCACACAAGGAGATGCTTTCAACCAGATGGCATTCTCAATCGAGAAAGTCACTGTTACTGCAAAGTCACGCGCTCTGAAGGCCGAGTACTCACTTGAGCTTGCTCAAGACCTTAAGGCAATCCACGGTCTGAACGCTGAAGCGGAATTAGCAAACATTCTCTCAACTGAGATTCTTGCTGAAATCAACCGCGAAGTTATC